GTTTTTTAACGTAACTTCATTTTCATGAGGGTATAAAACATTGTTAAATATTGTTTCTTCAACATCAATTAAAGATTTTGGAGATAAAACAGTGATTAAATATGAATTATCACCAACACCATCGGCAAATGAATGACTTTTCATCAGGTCTTTACGATTTTTGGCATAATGTGACCCTGGGTGTTCTACGTTAATATCCTTTTTATCATCAGCACGGATAATCCTATATAGTTTAACAGGGTTAGGTAATGATTTAATGTCCGAAATGATACTTTCAAGAACATCTTTAGCATCGTCTCTACTATAATCCATATCACGAACTAAAAGCTCAATGTAATATTTTTTATTAATCGCCTCAGATAAAACTTGGAGTAATTTCATACCAATAAATATTAACTTTTGGTTCTTTTAACACCCTTCCTTTCAATTTTATACTTAATATCGACTTCATATGGATTAACCATACTTTTTTTACTATCATATTTAAAGGTGATGATTGTTTCATCGTCTTCAAATGTTCTTTCCCATTTTTTGTTCTCAACTATTTTTGTTACTTTCTTTGACATATCACAAAATTAATATTATATTTTATAATTACAAAATTAATTTAAAAAAATTATACTGACATTTTGTCATGTTTTAATGTTTGGCATAATTTTGATAATCTTTGGACAAAAATAAATAAAAATAAATAAACAAAAAAATAAAAACTATGAGTAAAATTATTGGTATTGACTTAGGAACGACAAATTCATGTGTTGCCGTTATGGAAGGTAACGAGCCTATTGTTATCCCAAACAGTGAGGGAAAAAGAACTACACCGTCTATTGTGGGGTATGTAAATGAATCAGAAAGGAAGGTTGGGGACCCTGCTAAACGACAATCTGTCACTAACCCAACAAAAACTGTTTATTCTATTAAACGTTTTATGGGAACTACTTATGATGAATCTAAAGATGAGGTTGGTAAAGTTCCGTATAGTATAATTAAAGGTAAAAATAACTCACCAAGAGTTAAAATTGATAATAAAGACTATTCACCTCAAGAGATTTCGGCGACTATCTTACAAAAAATGAAAAAAACCGCAGAAGATTATTTAGGGACAACTGTTACTGAAGCTGTTATTACGGTACCTGCTTATTTTAATGATGCTCAACGTCAAGCGACTAAAGAGGCGGGTGAAATTGCTGGTTTAACTGTAAAAAGAATCATTAATGAACCAACAGCTGCGGCTTTGGCGTATGGTCTTGATAAGAAAAACGAAGATATGTTAGTTGTTGTCTTTGACTGTGGTGGTGGTACTCATGACGTATCAATTCTTGAGTTAGGTGATGGTGTATTTGAAGTATTATCAACAGATGGTGACACACATTTGGGTGGGGATGACTTTGACCAAGCAATTATCAACTTTTTAATTGATGAATTTAAAAAAGAACATAGTGTGGACCCAAGTCAAGACCCTATGGCACTTCAAAGATTAAAAGAAGCCGCTGAGAAGGCTAAAATTGAGTTGTCATCGGCATCTTTAACAGAAATTAATCTACCATATTTGATTCCTGTTGATGGAATTCCAAAACATTTGGTTGTATCACTTACAAAGTCTAAATTTGAACAACTTGTTGATGATTTAGTTAAAAGAACAATTGAACCATGTAAAAATGCGTTAAAAAATGCGGGAATTAAGACAACTGACATTGATGAAATCATCTTAGTTGGTGGTACAACACGAATTCCTGCAATTCAAGAAGCTGTTAAGAACTTTTTTGGAAAAGAACCTTCAAAAGGTGTGAATCCTGATGAGGTGGTTGCTTTAGGAGCTGCAATTCAAGGAGGTGTATTGGCTGGTGATGTAAAAGATGTCCTTCTATTAGACGTAACACCGTTATCTTTGGGTATTGAAACTATGGGTGGAGTGTTTACTAAATTAATTGAGTCAAATACGACCATTCCGACTAAAAAATCACAGGTTTTCTCAACAGCAGTTGAAAATCAACCAAGCGTTGAAATTCACGTATTACAAGGTGAAAGAGCAATGGCTAAAGACAATAAAACTATTGGTAGATTCCATCTTGATGGTCTTCCACCAGCACAAAGAGGGGTCCCTCAAATTGAGGTAACGTTTGATATTGATGCTAATGGTATTATAAACGTTTCAGCGTTAGATAAAGGGACAAATAAGACCCAATCAATTAGAATTGAATCTTCATCAGGTTTATCTAAAGAGGAAATTGAGAAGATGAAGGCAGAAGCCGAACAAAATGCGGAATCAGACCAAAAAGCGAGAGAAGAAGCTGAGTTAATTAATAAAGCTGATTCAACAGTATTCCAATCTGAAAGGTCATTAAAGGATTTAGAAGATAAAATTTCTGAAGACAATAAAAAAGAACTTAATGAACTTATTGGAAGTCTAAAGGAGTCGGTTAATAATAAAGAATTGACAGTATTGGAGTCCAAAATTGATTTAGTTAATACTAAATTCCAAGAGATTTCTCAAAATTTGTATAGTGAGTCAAATAATGAAACTAATGAAGATGTTACTAACACAAATGATTTCTCTGACGTAGAATTTGAAGAAGTGAAATAGTCAAGTATTTAATTAAAAAAATCCCAAATCTTTTTTGGTTTGGGATTTTTTTGTATATTTGTGGTATGAAGATGAAATTACCATATGAAAAGACAAGTACCGCAATTAAGGGTTATTGTGAATCAGTAATTGCTAAAGGTGAAACTAACGATTGTGTTGTTAGAGCATTTGCTTCCTCATTTGAAATTGAGTATGATGTGGCACATAAGTTTGTTGCTGAAAAATTTAAAAGAGAAAATAGACGTGGTACGTTTGGGACTGTATTTAAAATGCTCGGTCTTGTTGATTCTAATCTTGAGATTAATGGTAAAAAAATAAAAGTTGTTGGTAATAGGACAAATACACATTTGTCAGGGTCTTTAGAGTATCCTGTTAAAGTTAAAGGTGAAACAAAGATGAGACAAATGACTGTTGGTGCATTTATTAAGAAAAACCCAAAAGGAACATTCTTTGTTTTGGTTACTAGACATGCGTTTACAATTAAAGATGGTGTTGTTATTGGTAATTGGGATGATGCCGCAAAAACAAAAAGACCTATGAGATGTGCATTTGAAATTAAATAATAATATTATGAAAGTAAGTTTTGATTTTGATAACACACTATCTAGAAAAGATGTACAAAAATTTGCCAAAGAATTGGTTGATGACGGGCATGAGGTGTGGATAGTAACGTCAAGGTTCAGTAATGAAGCTGTGGCGGATAAAGGTTGGTATTGGATAGTTGACCAAAATAAAAAATTATTTAAAGTAGCTGAAGAATGTGGGATTAAAAAAGAAAATATACATTTTACAAATCAGCAACCAAAGGTTTTATTCTTAAAAGGTAAAGGATTTTTGTTCCATCTTGATGATGATGTAATAGAATTAATGGACATAATAGATAGTAATGATGAATGTAAACCATTAAGTGTGGACCATTTTGAATGGAAAGAAAATTGTATTGAACTTATATATAAATAAAATGCGAATTTTGATACTAGACCATGATGGTGTAATTTGTTTATCAAATAACTGGGGTGGTCGTTTTAAGAAAAAAGGTTTTGATAGTAATCCTGAAACACCGATGGATATACGAATGGATAATTTTGATAAAAAAGCGGTTAAAGTTCTTAACGAAATTATTGATGAAACAGGGTGTGAACTTGTTATTTCGTCTGATTGGAAATTACATGGAACCTTAGAACAAATGAAGGAAATGTATGTAACTCGTGGAATTAAACCACCAATCGCATATACCCCAAATATGAAAGATTATGATGATGGTGGTTATTCACTATTACATTGGAAAGGTCTTAGTGAAAGTATTCGTGTTGATGAGATTAACAAATATTTAAAGAATCATCCTGAAATCACTCATTGGGTTGCTGTGGATGATTTAAATCTATCCTCACTTGAGAATTTTGTGAGAACAACCAAACCCTATAACGAGGGAATTAAACAATCAGGTATTAAAGAAAAAATACTCAAATACTTAAAATGAAAAAACCCTCTTATTGAGGGTCTTCTTCATTATTTTTTTTCTTTTCTTTTTGTATGTTATGAATCATCCAACCAGCAACTGCAAATTCAGCGGCTGCCCATAATAAGAATTCACCCATACTTAATGTTTTGTGTTTTTCTAATAAAAAGAAAATCATACCCCATTGGGCAATTACAAACGCGACTCCTGACTCAATCCTTTTCTTAGAGAAAAAAGATTTATTAACGGAATAGATGTTCATAATTTCAGTAAAGAACCATTTAATATTTTTCATAATTTTTTATTTATAAATATTTGACAATAAAAAAAGGGGATGGTAGCGAACCTCCCCTTAGTTTGTTACCATAACGATAACGGTCCTAAAAGTCCTCGTTAGAGGATTATTTTTCTTTTACTAATTGTAAACATCTCTTTAGGTATTCTTTAGCTCTTGATGATGGGTCAGGATGTGATAATACCTTTTCAATATCTTTAACTAATTCTTCACCATGTTCATTTTCTTTATATAACTCAATAACTTTATCCATTGCTTTATGACAATTACTTGTTGTTTCATCTAAGTAATTTTTACCACGGAATGTATTTAAATGGTTCATTAAATCATAAGATAAATGTTCACCTGAATCGGTAACATCAGGATGTAATCTAATTGTCCTTAATATATCCAAAGCATCAACCATACCTCTAATACCACCACTTCTTTTATAAAGTTTTGATGTGTAATTTTTAAAACCGTCATTCAATCCAACAATCTCGTCTAACGATACTGTATTAGTAGTTAAACATCTTTGTTTTTCTTCTTTAGGTTCTTGAGAGGTTTCCTGTTCAAGAATATGTTGTCTAATTGCTCTACGAAGTTTATTTTCGTCAATTATGTATTTTTTCATACTACAGATTATTTATTACTATAAATATTACTATAAATCAAAATAATTCAATATTTGGTTTATATTAAATTTCCGTAATTTTTAATTACATAAATGTTAAATTAACATATATGGATGATGATGAACAGAATCAAGACATGGAAACAAATTTTTTTAAGAAATTTATCAATAAAGTTTCTTATGTTGGCAATGTTTTTCAATCCAATTGGGTTCGACGCAGTACAATATTATCTGATATCTTTAACAGGAACTTTATTTTATGCAAATTTAATTTTGTATTGTATATCGGGTTTATTCTTTGGATTATATTTTTTGTTTCGCAAATTTTCTAAATAATCATTCTTCATTGTTTTCAGGTGATTTAATTTCATCACCTGGTAACATAAAAAACATCCACATGTCAAAAACCAAATAATAAACCCACCATGTTAATAATGATGTTGGATATTGGTCAGGCCAAATACTTGTCTGAAACAGTAACATCACTATTTTGAAAAAAACACAAATTCTAATTATTAGAATAATTGATGCGAATAAAGATTGTCTTGTACTCATAATTTAATTTCAAATCTGTTTTTCATATTATCAATAATATTTTCAGGGACATTATGGACATTAACCCCACCATGACGGTTTTCAACAACGATAGTAAATACGGTATATCCATATTCTTTTGCCATATTGAAATAAGGCTCCATTTCCCATTCTTGGGTTGATGTGTTTGATACCGCAATTTTTGGGATACTAGATTCCATAGCATGTTTAACGTTATCTTGACAATCTTTATGAGCGTCTTTAATTTTTGTAAAATCAAAATTGTAATTGCAATTTTCATCATAAAAATAATGGTCAGCTTCAAATACATTTGATGTTAAATGTTTTGCGAATGTTGATTTACCCGACCCTGGTCATGGCACCCCCCTAACAAGGTATAAAAACCTTTCGGGGGGTGTTATTTTTTTTTGAGTTTCCATATATTTATTCTTAGAGGTATGTTTGATACTGAATACAAATATAATTAGAAAATATATTTATGTCAAGTTTTAAAAGAAATTGTCCAAATTGTGAATGTGAAATAACATACACAAACAAATATAATATGTTAAATGCCGAAAAAAAACAATCTAAATGTAAAAGTTGTGGGTTAAAAGAAATAATAACTGACGATGTTAAAAAAAGAATGTCAGAAAGAGTTAAAGGAAAAAATAATCCAATGTATGGCAAATTTGGTGAATTAAACCCATTTTTTGGTAAAAAACATAGTCAAGAATCAATAAAGAAAATTATTGAGAATCGTGATTATAGTGTTTATAAAACAGATGAATTCAGACAAAAAATTTCAAAGGCAACTAAAGGAGAAAATAACCCAATGTTTGGTAAAACAGTTTATGATGTTTGGGTTGAAAACTATGGGGTTGAGATTGCTAATAAAAAACTGATTGAGTTAAAGGAAAAACAATCTTTATTAACTAGTGGTAAAAATAACCCAATGTTTGGTAAACCTGCTCCAAAAAATTCTGGAAATGGGATATGTGGTTGGTATAAAGGTTGGTTTTTTAGAAGTTTATTAGAATTGAGTTATATGATATTCGTTATAGAAAGATTTAACTTATCTTGGGAATCTGGTGAGATTGAAAAATATAAGATAAGTTATAAAATTGATGGTGTTAATAGAAATTATTTTCCTGATTTTATTATAAATCAAAAATATGTGATAGATTGTAAACCAAAAAAATTATGTAATACCGATACTAACAAACTTAAATTTGAATATGCTCAAAAATTTTGTGATGGGGAAAAATTAATTTTCAAAGTTAGAGATATTAAAAAAATTAACAAAATTGAGTTGGTTAAATTGATTGAACAGGGTAACATTACATTAACTAAAAAATGGGAAAAAAAATTATTTAATTAATAGGGTTAATACAGATATTTATTTAAATAAAAAAGGTTTCCATGAATATTAATGAAATAATATCAAATGTTTTAAAAGGTGTGAAAAATCCACCTATGAAATTAAAAGAAGGTGTTAAAGTATCACCTGAAATGAGGTATCATTTAGATGAAAAAATACCATTAAATGAAAATATATTTA